GTGCGTATAGCTCTCCTGGTTGCGTCCTTCCGTTGTCACTCGCCGGCTTTCGCCTTCCGTGTCTTGCTTTCGCCTTTGTACGCAGGGTCCGCCCAATCTGTACACACATATTAACCATTTCAAAGGGTGACCAATGCTTATGTTTAATAAGGTATTTAATCAGACCTGTATAATTATCATTATGTTGATTAGATGGATTAGATACTCTAGCCATATAAGCTATTAATGATTCAGCATCGGGTGTTACGTGAACGAGTTCTACGTTATGCATACAGTAGTATAAGTTGTGATGGGATTAATAAAGAGTGGTATAAGAAAGAATAATAGATGCTCCAAGATTCAGTAGTATTAAAGGAGGAATGAGAGCTTGTCTCGAATTCCTCCATTTGAGCAGTCGGGTCCACCCTTCCCTTCTGCCTATACATGTGGGACCGTTCTAGTGAACGAACTTCGTTCGCCCTAAACCCAGTTAGGGACTGAATTTTTAGAGTTACCTTTAGCTTGTTGTCTTTGTGTTAAGTTCATACCCAATACTAAGTGATTAGCAGAGGATTGTGGGTCATCAAAGAACTCTTCTAACATAGCATTCCACTCTGTACGTTTACGATCTTTAATAGCTTCTAGGGCAGAGATACCCATAGCATCTGTATAATATTTAACACCTTGAGAAAGAGCGTCTATACGATCATCATGTCTAATTGCACCTTTTTCACGACACATCCTAGACATTTGATAGAATAGCATGTAGAGTAGTCTTGATTCAGGTGCAGAGTCAGGATTAGACTTAAAGTCTTTTTCAATTACGGAACGGTCAATAACGAGTCGATGTTGATTGAGGATGGGTTCGAGGGAATCAATGATTCGATCTTCTTTTCTAACATTTGCTCTGACTTCTTCAATATCAATTCCTTGCTTGGTTTGTTGAAGATGTTTGCGGAACAACTCGCTAACAATCCCGTCACCAAAATTAGTTTCAATGAGTAACTTAGATACGCCATACTTTTTACAACCTTTTAGAATATCGAGTAATGTTTGGTCGGAATATCCGTCTCTGTAAGCTCGCATGTCGTGCAAGTACAGGAAACCATTCCGTTGTGAGATAAAAGCTGCAGCTGTTTCATCCGTGCCACGGCCCGACGGGTCAACGCTACATATTGTTTCTTGGTAAGAGTCCCATTCTCCTTGTAGCTGCATTGGAGAGTAGAAATAATCTCCAGGTAGACCAACTGTTGGGAGGTCTTTGATAACGTTTTGTGGATCGGAGCACCATACGACGGCTTCTGGAGCAGTAGTGGGGTTAACAGAAGTAACAATAAGGTCAGCACATTTAAGAGGGAATTTTTCTGCATCAGATAAGCTTGTGTCTAACATAAATTGTAGCATGAAGTTCGACCGTCCCATGGACGCTTCACGCTCTACCAGATCATCATTATCAAATCTATCATCTGTTACTTCCCATTTCTTAGCACCTTTATCAATGTCTTCAACAAGTTGTGGTGCTAGGAGACCTTCATATTGACTAACTTTACGGGGGTATCTAGCAGGCCAAACAAATGGTTTATAAGAACGTTCTGCTAATTTACGATATACAGTAAAGGTAGTCTGAGGTGTTCCTAGAAACATAATACGACTATCTTGTTTAGGAGTGAGAATAGATTCAGCCTCAGTACAGAGTTGTAATAATTTCTCTCTCATAAATTCCGTCATTGAATTGCCAGGAACTTCTATATCGTCAAGAATCATTAAGTCAGCGCGAGAACCGGTCAGTTGGCCAGTAATCCCGACAGACTTGACGGAAGGTGCTTGGTGGGGGGAACAAGAAACGTCGAAGCTTATCCGCGACCATCTTGAGTCGTCCCCTTTGGGCTGTAAATGCTTTAACCATGGTGTTTCAATAATTAGTTTTTGTAGGAAGATAGACATGTTATCTGCACGTTCTTTAGATGCAGAAATAATCATTATCTTTTTTTCAGCGTTATTAAAAAGCGTCCACAGAACAAAGGCTCCAGTAATCCAGCTTTTTCCCACTCCACGGAAAGCTTGTATTTGAAGACGTTTAGGTCCATGTTGAATATAGTCTGCGATTGCATATTGTGCTCTAGTGGGTGAAGGTAAATCAAGTTGTTCCCACAATGCTTGTAAGAACAGTTTAAAGTCAGCCTGTAAGGCATGTAAGACGTTTGTCATCTAGTCATTAAGGTCATTGGTCGCGGAACCCAAGTTTCTGGTTTATTAGGCTCTTCATTTGCAAATTGTTCTTTTGTATGGTCTACAAACGTTTTAGCAGGGCTAGTTCCAGTCAAGCCTTCAACTAATTGATCTAAACTCATTAAACCTTGCATATAAGGTCCAGCTACAGGGACATAGCCTAAAGCTTTTCCAGCAGCGTATTTACCTAAACGTTTAACAACATCCGTAGGATCAAATTTGACATACTTACCATATTTACC